GGTGATACAATACATATTATCAAAGATGCACCGATACCAAGCGGCGGTGCGTTAATCCCGATTGGTGGGGATCAGAAAGTTGTTATGGAGCATAACGATCAGATTAAAGTAGTGTCGGATACGGCATCGTCAGTCGATGCAATCCTGAGTATTCTTGAAATAGACACATCATCGTAGGAGCTATAGATGCCATATTTAGGTAACGAACCAGCCACAGCGTTTACAAGCACCACTAAAGATACCTTTAGTGGTGATGCTTCTACTACCGACTTTACGTTATCAAAGGCTGGAAACAACAACGCTCTTCGTGTGGTTGTGGAAAACGTTGTGCAAGACCCCGGAGTCGCGTACACATGTGTAGGCACTACGCTTGCTTTTACCTCTGCACCTCCAACAGGCACAAACAACATCTACGTTGTACATCTAGGTCCACCAGCCGCTACTATAAACCCAGCGGCAAACACTGTTGGTGGTTTGTTTAAGGGTGAGCGCGGCGAGATTGGACAGACCAACGCTGGCGGTGATATTTTTAGAATTAACGAGCAGACTCTGAATAGTGACGTTACAATAGACGCGACAGAGAATGCCTCCTGCACCGGACCTCTTGCAGTAGCAAGCGGAAAAACAATCACCATCACAACAGGGGGAAACTTGTCCATTGTCTGAGATACGAGTTACAACGATAAGTGATACGGCTGGCACTGGCCCTGTTACGCTGACGAAGCAACACGCTGCAAAGGCTTGGGCGCACACCACAGACCATACTATAGATGATAGCTTTAATCATAGCTCTTCGACAGACCACGGCACAGGAGATTATACCTTGTCTTTCACAAACAATATGGCAAACAATACTTTTTCCTCTACAGCAAATGCTTGTCAAACTGGGTTTAGGTTTGTGACTATTTACCAGCTAAGAAATTCAGCTGGTAGTCATGGTTTGTATATAGGTAATTCATCATCAGCGGCAGATGACCAAAACATCATGTCACAAACTCACGGAGACCTAGCATGAGTACGATAACGGTCACAAACATCAAAGCCACAGGTGAAACAGCTAGTCGTGATACCTCTGGAGTTGCTGGTGCATATGGTTATTTTAATCAGACTACTGGGGCAGCAGAAGGTTATTCTCAAAATATTAGTAGCTATACTGATGTATCTGCTGGAAAAGCAGATTATAATTTTACCAATGCTTTTTCAAATAATAATTATTTAAAAGCGGGGATTTCTTCAAGTAGTAACGACTGGATGTCTTGGAGCACCAGTACTAGTCTTACCACAAGTAGTACGGCTCGTATGCAAAACAGAGAAGAAGGAACTGGACTTACAGATGCCGTTAATCAGGTTATATTCCACGGAGACCTAGCATGAGTACACTAGAAGTATCCAACCTCAACGATGGCACAACAACTGTAGCGACTACGTTTGTTACCAATGGGTCTGCAAAGGCTTGGGCAATGGCTGATATGGACGGAGATGACGCAATAGAAGATAGCTTTAATTTTGCAAGCGTTACGGACAATGGTACAGGGGATTATGAGTTTAACTTTACTAATAGTATGAGTTCAGCCAGCTATGCTAAAAGTGGAAATAACGGTAATAAAGCAAAACGTACTGACTCTGTAACAATAAATAGACCTGCTGTTTCTACATCTTCAGCGTACAAGTTTACTTCTTTATTTGCTACTAGCTCTAGTGAAGGTGCTTACGATGCAGACGATATTAGCGCAGTAATACACGGAGACCTAGCATGACCCACGGACATCTATGGGATAGGTTAGCAGAAGCTAAGACAAGGCTAGACCCAGTGCAGTCTAAGTATCGTGTGTTGTTCGAAGACCCTGATACACCAGACGAACCAGCCAAGGTATTAGTACCAGATCCTAACTGGATGGCTTGTGCATTGGAGGGTGGGATACTGCCACCAATAGATACCTACCAGCGTGACAGAGGTGTGCCAGATGGACAGCCAAAGGAGCATCCATATGCTGAACCTATCGGTGCTATGACAGAAGAAGAAGCAATAGAATACTTAGTTCAAAAGGATATAGACCCGTCAGTATGGCGAGACTATGAAGGTAACAGAACGATCCTAAAGATTGTACCTGTTGAGATGATCCCTAGTGATCGTAGTTTTAGAAATGCATGGAGAATTATGCAATGACAACATACATTAACATCAATGGAGATGTCAGAGATGCATCTTCTTTAACAGTTCCTTCTGACAGAACATTCAGAGGTGCTTGGCAATTCAACGGTGACGTTGTTGAAGTTGATATGACTAAGGCGAGAGAGATACATAAAGACAATCTCAGAGCAGAACGTGCGCCTAGACTAGAAGCTTTGGACGTTGACTACATGAAAGCGTTAGAAGCTGGCTCTGGTGCAGATGCAATAGCTGCGAAGAAGAAGACGCTTCGTGACGTGACGGCTGACAGCAAGATTGCAGACGCATCAACCCCAGACGCTTTGAAGGCGTTGGATTTAGCAACTCTATTAGGAGAGTAATCGAATGAGCAAGGCACGAGAACTAGCTGAACTAGGTGCGGTTTACGATAGCGGTGCCTTGTCGAACCGTAATCTTATAATTAATGGGGCGATGCAGGTGGCGCAACGGGGAACTAGCACTACTGCGTCAACTTTTACTGCATTTAGTTCTCCTGATTGTTTTAAATTTCAAAATAATAAAAACTCAGATTCGGTAGTTAGTCAGGTGTCCGATGCACCAGATGGTTTTAATTATTCTTTAAAAATCACAGTAGGCACTGGCGCAACTCCTTCAGGAAGTGATTTTGCTCGTCTTTATCATAGAAACGAAGGGTTTGATGCAAAGGTTTTTAATCTTGGATCTTCTTCATCAAAAGCAATTACACTTTCTTTTTATGTAAAGTCTTCATTAACAGGAACCTTTGGAGTAACTTTTGCTGGAGACGGTAACGGTTCTTTTGTAAGTTCTTATGTAATTAATTCTGCAAATACTTGGGAGTTTAAAACGGTAAGTATTCCTGCTGGCGTTTGGACTACATATAACGGAAGCACTACAAATGGAATAGGTTTTCAAGTGGCATTTGATTTAGGGGAAGGTCCTGATAGATCAAGCGCTGCGGGATACAGCGCAAGCGTAAGCTCAGGATCTATGGGTTTGACTGGCGGAACTAAACTAATAGCAACATCTTCTGCCACATGGCAACTGACAGGTGTCCAACTCGAAGTTGGCACAGAAGCCACGCCCTTTGAGCATCGAAGCTTTGATGATGAAGAACAAAGGTGTCTAAGATACTATTACAGAATGAGTGCTAATGGAGATGCTGTAGCTGCTGGGATTTGGTATAGTGCCAGCCAAATCTTAGCTTATCATAAATATCCAAAAAGAATGAGAGCCGCACCCACAGCTTCAACAAGCGGCACTGATTTTATATCTACTTACACAAGTGGTAGCTCAATTCTTAAAGGTGGTGGTGTAGGTTTTGATAATATTAAACTTGATTCTGCTAGATTAAATTTTACTACAGCAAGTAATGGAACTTCGGGTGATGGAACAATGTGTCAACTACCCAATGGGACTTATTTTGAAATGGATGCGGAATTATGATAATGAATATTACATCGGCTCAATATATCGTAGATTTAGATGGAACTACAAATATTTCTGTTCAAGCTACAATAGACGGTAAGGAAATGGTAGTTCCCCTAGATCCTGATAACCGCCATTACGCGGCTCTTCTTGTGTGGGTGGCTGAAGGTAACACAATTGAGGAGGCTGATTAATGCCATATATAGGTAATCAACCGGGAACGGGTGTAAGAAACCGTTTTATCTATACAGCGACTGCCTCCCAGACCACGTTCTCAGGGGCGGACGATAACGGTAAGACGCTGAAGTACGCAGACTCAGATTTCGTTGACGTATATCTAAATGGTATATGTCTCGTGCCAGTAACAGACTATACCTCGACTTCAAAAACCAGTGTGGTTTTAACACAAGCTGCTTCGTTAAATGACACTTTAGAAGTGATTGCGTATGACATAGCGACAATCGCGGACACCGTTTCAAAGGCTGATGGTGGGACTTTTGAGGCTAACGTAACCTTTGCAGACGGTGCGGATATTCTTACAGCGTCAAAAGGTACAGACAACGTTAGGATTGGTGAAGACGCAGGGGCGTCTATTATTTCTGGTGGCAATCAAAATACACTTATTGGTAAGGTTGCCGGGACAGCAATAACTACTGGAGATGACAATGTTGCAGTTGGGGCTTTTTCTTTAAATAGTAACACCACTGCTTCAGACAATACAGCGTGTGGTTACTCTGCATTAGAGAAAAACACTACTGGTGATTCAAATACCGCAGTTGGATATAAAGCACTAGAGGCAAATACTACCGCACCAAGAAATACAGCAGTTGGTTTTGAATCCCTAAAAGCAAACACAACAGGTGATAGAAACGTAGCCGTGGGAGCAACCTCTTTAGATGCTTGTACTTCTGGGCAGTACAACACAGCTGTTGGAAATGATGCACTAACCACCTTAACCACTGGGGATAACAACGTAGCCGTTGGTATTAATGCGGGTGCAGCAGTCACAACGGGTGGAAAAAACACCGTAATCGGTAGTTTTGCAGGGGATGGACTTACCACCTCTAGCGACAATGTGGCGTTAGGTTATCAAGCATTGTCAGCAGCTAGTGGCGGTACAAATGTTGCAGTTGGATCATCTGCATTAGCACCATGTACGGGATATGATTCCACAGCTTTAGGCCACGGTGCAGGTGGAAATACAAATAGTACTATAAACTGTATGTTTCTTGGACATGATTCAGGGATAACAGGAAGTCCGGGGGGTAATGTTGTAAACAACTCTAATGTTATTTGTATTGGAGATGAAAATATATCCGCAGCAAACATTCAAGTAAGTCTTAATGTTGCATCTGACCAACGTGATAAAACAGATTTTACAGCGTTAGATCTAGGTTTAGACTTTGTTAAGGAATTAGCTCCTGTAACATACAGGTGGGATAAACGTAGTAAATATGGTGATAAATATGCAGAAGATTATGATCTTAACGAACAAACACCAGATGGAACTCATAAAGAAGATTGGCTAGATGTAGGATTTAAAGCACAAGAGGTAGAGGCTTTAGAGTCGGCGGCAGGGTATAAAATTGCAGACAAAACTAATCTTATCACAACGTTATCAGAAGACGGTAATCAATACGGAATGCAATATGAAAAGTTTATACCCGTATTAGTTAAAGCAATCCAAGAACTTTCTGCAAAGAACGATGCACTTGAAACAGAAAACACGGCTATCAAATCTAGACTAGACGCACTGGAGGCAGGATAATGGCAGTATCAAGAATCAACGAAGCTGGCCTCAACGTTAACCAGTATGGGAACAGGAACCTTGTGATTAATGGAGCAATGAACGTAGCTCAACGTGGCACAAGCAGCACTTCTTCTGGTGTTAAAACTATAGACCGTTTTGCTTTTAACGCATCAAGTTATGACGAAGCTGCTTTTACACAAACTCAATCTAGTGTTGCACCCTCTGGTTTTGTTAAGTCATATAGGATTGATTGTACTACTGTTGAATCTACATTGGCTGCAGATGAAATTGCAAATGTTTCACAGGTTATTGAAGCACAAGATTTACAACACATACAAAATGGAAGTTCTGATGCAAAATCTTTAACATTGTCTTTTTATGTTAAAAGCAACAAGACAGGAACTTATACTGTTAATTTTTATAAACCAGATAATACAGCAAGACACATTTCATCTACTTATAATATTAATACTGCTGATACTTGGGAGTATAAAACAATTACAATTGCTGGTGATACTTCTGGTGGCGGTATTGCTAATGACACTGGGGCTGGTCTTTATTTGTATTGGATACTATCTGCTGGTTCAGATTATACAAGTTCAGATAGCACATCATGGGGTAATTATGCTAATGCAGGATTTGCGTATGGTCAAACTGTAAATATATTTGACAGCACATCAAATGATTGGGCTGTAACAGGTGTTCAACTCGAAGTAGGCGACACCGCCACGGACTTTGAGCATCGAACTTTTGCGGATGAGTTAATTAAATGTGAAAGGTATCTTCAGAAAAGAGGCACAGATACCTCTGGCTGGGAGTTTTTGGCAGATGCTGGACAATTAGGCAGTGCAACAGCGTATCAGTGTGCAGTTCGTTTTAGACAAAAAATGAGAGCTGCTCCTTCTTTTAGTTATACTGGAAATCTAAGTGATATTTATTTGGTTAGGGCGTTTTCCACACATGCGATTTCAAGTGTCAGCATTGCAGATAACACAAATGGCAACACTTTATTACTTACAGGAGCAGTTGCTAACACAAGTGGCTCCGCAGGAGAACAAACAAGAATGCAGACTTTGACTGCTGGAACTAATTTTTTCTTTGATGCGGAGTTATAAAGTATGAATATTACATCAGCACAATATTACCTCAGTGTTTATGATGATAGCAACGATGGTATAAACGCAACTATTGATGGTGTTACCTTACAGGTTCCGTTAGACCCAAACAATCGACACTACGCAGCCATCCTTGAGTGGGCAAAAGAAGACGGCAACGAGATCCAAGCAGCGGAGTAATGTTACATGCCACTAACCAAGCTCCAGTTCAAACCCGGAATAAACCGAGAGGGCACCAACTATTCTAATGAAGGTGGTTGGTTTGACGGAGATAAGATACGTTTCAAGTCTGGTTATGTAGAGCGTATTGGTGGTTGGCAGAAAATAGCAACAACCACGTTTGATGGTATCTGTAGAAACATGCTAGATTTCGTAACACTCGCCTCCGATAACTTGTTGTTCATGGGTACGCACAAGAAAGCGTATCTTGAAGATGGTGGAACATATAGTGATATAACTCCGCTTCGCACAACCTTGACCCTTGGATCTAATCCAATCACAACTGGGTCGGCTGGGTCTGGAACTATAACAGTAACAGCTAACGGTCATGGTTCTAAAGCAGGGGGGTATGTTACTCTTGCAGGTGCAACCGCTGTAGACGGAATTACTGCTGAACAACTAAATCAAAACTTTGTAATAGTTAGTGTACCAACCGTAAACACTTTTACAGTAAGCACAGGCGGTTCAGCTTCTTCTGGATCAACAGCAGGGGGCGGTAGCTCTGTTACAGCAGCTATGGAAATAGATGTTGGTCTTAACACTACGTTACTTGGTAACGGTTGGGGCGCAGGTACATGGGGTCGTTTTACATGGGGATCTGGGGCGGGTTCTTTGGCAGGGCAAAACCTACGTCTTTGGTTTTCTGACTCTTGGGGCGAGGATCTTGTAGCAAATATCGTAGACGGAAGTCTTTATTACTGGGATGCCACCAATGGTAAAACTGCTAGAATGGTTGAACTTGCTAGTCTTGCAGGAGCCTCTGGAGTTCCAACGACTGTTAGAAGAGTAATGGTATCTGACACAGACAGGCATGTGTTGTGCTTTGGTTCAAATCCTATAGGTAGCGCAACTTTTGACCCATTGTTAATTCGTTGGTCTAGTCAGGAAAGTGTAACAGATTGGACACCTACTGCCACAAACACGGCTGGTAGTATACGACTATCTCAAGGCTCTGAAATTGTTACAGCCATCAGAACAACACGTCAGATTCTGGTGTTTACGGAAAACAGTCTACACAGCGTACAGTTTATCGGTCCACCGTTTACTTTTGGTACAGCTATTCTTGGTACAAACGTTCGTATTGCAGGTCCTAATACAGCCATCAGTGTTAATGATTTGGTGTTTTGGATGGGTCAGGAAAACTTTTACGTTTACGATGGTCGTATAAACCCAATACCCTGTAGCGTTCGACAGTATGTGTTTGATGACATCAACCGCAACCAGTCCTTTAAGTTTTTTGCTGGCAGTTTATCAAGCAACTCTGAGGTTTGGTGGTATTATTGTTCTGCTGACAGTGATGAAGTAGATCGATATGTGATTTATAACTATTTGGAAAAGACTTGGTACTACGGCACACTTGCAAGAACAGCTTGGAATGACAGAGCCTCTGGTAACCGCTTATTTCCACAAGCGCCCGGCACAGATGGTATATTGTATAATCATGAAAATGGTTTGGATGATGGAAGCGTTAACCCCCCAGTCGCAATAAACGCTTTTGTTCAGTCATCTGACTTTGACATCGGAGACGGTCAACAGTTTATGTTAATCAACAGAATATTGCCTGACCTAAACTTTGAATCTTCTACAGCAACAACTCCTCAAGTTACGTTTAGCATGGGTGCAAGAAACTATAGTGGTAGCGCAGCGGGTCAGGGGTCAGTTAGTGGTGACGTGGTAAGATCGTCTGTTGTTTCTGGAGTAGACAACTATACAGATAAGATTCAAATGCGCTTGCGTGGAAGACAAGTGAACTTGAAAGTAGAAAGCAATACGACAGGTGTACAATGGAGACTGGGCGCACCTAGATTAGATGCAAGACCGGATGGACGACGATGAGTAGAAAGATTGTACGATCTATTATTCCTATAGCACCTCCTCAGTATGACTCTGGATATGTAAATCAACTAGCTCGGTCCTTGGACAACTTTATTGATGAGGTTAGAAACCCTCTTTTAAACATACCAAACATGCCGAACGTAAGTGTAGTCAGTGTTTTAGAAGAAGGTGATCTTTTTGAGGACAATGGTTTTGTAAAAATTAAACGTGCAAACGCAACGGCGGTAACAACAAACGTAGGCACATCAGCAGTAGGAACAGTAACGGTGGTGATTTCATGACAGATATTCTTATTATGCCAGACGGTAGTAGGTGGAAACCTTCGACAAGTTCTGATACAGTAGAATGTGTAAGCTGTGGCAACGCAGTAGACACGCCGGAAGAAATAGCTTCTTATCCAGATGGAAAGTGTCCAGATTGCGGAGAGTCATGGACAGGAAGTGAAAAGCGAAGTACAACTATTGTAGTGACAATGCCTGAACAAATTAAGGGTGACTCGTAATGGCAGGAAAAGAGACAGAAAAAAAGAAAGGGGATTTATTTTCCTCGATTGGCTCTTTGGTTGGTTTGATTGCTGGCGGTGGCAACCCTATAACGGCTATGATAGGCGGTGGCCTTGGTGCTTTGATAGGCGGAGCATCACCTAATCAAGCATTGCAGTCTGGTATAGGTTCTCTTATGCCAGCGATGTTTGCAGGTAAAGCTGGCGGTATAGGTAATTTACTAAGCGTTATGGGTGGAGGCATGGGGCCTCAGTCTCGTGGTGCAAATCTTATGAATATGTTTACAGGTGGTCAGCCAAACCCAATGTCCATGGTTGCAGGTATGGCAGGACCCACAGGCGGAGCAACTAGAGCAACGCAAGGTATTCTAAATTTACTTGGCTCCAATGATCCTATTCTAAGTGCAATCATGATGGAGCAGTTGAATCAACAACGACGCCCACGATTTGAAAATGTCATGAGTCCTATGGAGTTGAGGCAATATCAAACAGGAGAACGTAATCCTGATTATCGTGGCACACCTGTTATGGCTGCACAGGGTGGTTACATCGAGGGTCCCGGAACTGGGACCAGTGACTCAATACCAGCAGCAATATATCAAGATGGTGGCAGGGTTCAGGAAGCGGCTCTTTCGGACGGAGAGTTTGTAATGACAGAAGCAGCCGTCAGGGGCGCAGGAAACGGTGATCGAGATGCGGGGGCTGCGAAGATGTATCAGATGATGGATCAGTTTGAGAGGAGAGCCTAATGGCAGAGGAAATTATCTCAAAACAGATGACGCTTCTTCCTGAGTATCAGGAGAACTTCTTAAAAGATCTGTTAGCAAACATATACCAAGTAGATCCTGATACTAAAGAAGTAACGGGTATTGCGTCTAAATCTCCTTTGTATGGAGAACCAATATTAGATGCCTCTGGCAACCAGATGTTTGTTGGTGCCGACGGCACACCAACATCTGACGCTAGCCAAGCACGAGTAGATCAGTACGGCAATCCTGTTATGGCAACAGATGGCGGTGTAGCAGCACCGGACGTTATTCGTTTTACTGATGCACAGCAAAAAGCTTTAAATCTTCTAACCGGGGACGTTGATCCTGACACAGGAGAGTATACTTACTCTGGTATTGGCGCATTTCAAGATGAACTTGATAGAGCGAAACAGGTCCAAGAGTTAGGTGTTAGCGCCGTAGATGATTCCATGGGACGATACGATCCCCAAGGTCAGATCGTCAGAGACGCAGACGGCAACCCAATGATTGATCCTACCACCGGGGAGCCTATGCGCGAAGGTGGATACAAAGATTTTTACGATCCGTTTGTTGAGGACGTAATTGATACAACACTAGCCGACATACGGCGCGAAGGTGATATTGCTAATATCGGAGCAAGAGCCGAGGCTGTAGGCGCTGGTGCCTTTGGTGGGTCTCGACAGGCCATAGCCGAGCAGGAACTGCAAAGAAACATTGAGGATCGTGCAGCTAGAACAGCGGCACAACTTAGATCCGCTGCATATACAGGTGCACAAAACCAAGCTCAGTCTGCTTTTGAGAACCAGATGAAACGAGGACAGGGTGCAGGTCAGTTGTTCCAGAGCCTTGGAACTGGGATCGGGGCGCTCGGAGAAGCGCAACAGGCACTGGGTCAGAAAGATGTAAATGCACTGTTTAACGTAGGATCGTTAGAGCAACAGCAATTACAGTCAGAGTACGACGTTCAACGTGCTGCACAACTCGAAGAAGCATACGAACCGTTTGCTCGGTTTTCATATATGAGAGATATTTTATCCGGCGTTCCGTCTAGCGGCACGTCGTTAGCGGCATCTGCGACACCACAAGCTAGTCCTCTTGCAAACGTTCTGGGTGGTGCAAGTACGCAGATATCGGCAGGTGGAGGGCAACCGTTACTTGGTGGTCTCGGACAGTTAAAAAGGTAAGGGTTATCTATGCTAGGTGGGATTAATAACGCAGCATTGTTTGATACAACTGAGAAGAAACCACGGTTTGCTCGAAACAAACTAGGGCAAATGGGTGGTATAATGTCATCGTCTCCTCAGTTGATACAGGCGGTCCAAGCAAGGTCTGCGCCTCCTGCAATGATACCCAAACCCCCTCCACTTGTTCCTGCTGGTAACATGCCTGTGCAACCTATGTTGTCAACAGAGGTTCCTCCTTTGACAACAAAGACACAGCCACAACCAGAACAAGTCGCCGCTGCGGCCCCACAACCCACGGCAAAAACACCTTTGCGAATGAACAATGGCGGACGCCCTATTGATGTGGCTGAAACACCAAAGGTAACAGAAAAACAAACTCTGTTGTCATCTTTGATGTTAATTCCAACAATCGCTCCCCTTGTACCAAGGTTGGTAAAGATGCACGGTAGCGAAGAAAAAGCAGAAGAAGAACTAACTAAAAAGAAGTCAGCCATAGATACAGCCGTGGCTTCTGGTAATGAAGAAAACATAGCTAATACAGTTGTTGATCAAGCAGGTCTTCCGGTTAGTGATGAGGGCAAGAAAACATTTGCTCGTAACGCCTTTGGTATGGAAAACGTAAACGATGTCGATGAGATCAACAGGCGTATTGCTAACGTAGCCATCAGTGGATCTATTGGTAAAGGCAACGACGCATACGTTAAGGCTGTGTTGTTTGGTCTTAACGTAATGAGAGACACGGCATCTGCCCGGGCGGAGGCTGCTGCTGATGCAGAGGGCGGTGGTTTCTTGGATACTACAAAAGGTAAAGCTGCTTTAGAACTATACACGTCAATGATTGCAAACAACGAAGCTCCCGCAAAGGTTGAAGCAAAATTAAACGAACAAATGGGAGGAAACATTGGAACTAAAGTTCGCTTGGCAATTACCGGAGGCTCTGCTGCTGCACCGCAACAACAAGCTAGTGCTGGTGGGTTAGAAGTAGGTAGAACGGCTACCAATCCTGAAACTGGTGAAAAGATTCGTTGGGATGGTACTAAATGGCAGACGACGTAACACTTCCAAAAGGTTTTACGCTAGACCCTGTTGCCTCCCCCTCTGTTCCAAAAGGTTTTACGCTAGATCCTGTTGAGAAAAAAGGATCATACCTATCAGGGGCACAAGGACTTGTGCCCGATGTTGCAGAAGAAATCGGTAAAGGTATTTATTCTGGTGTCGTGTCTGTTCCTCAAGGAATCGCGGAACTTGGAGCCATAGGCGTGGACGGTGTGCTTGGCACAAACACAAGCCGGGTGGTTACAGACGCATTCGAAGCAATCAAACCAGAAATGGAGGGGGCAGCAGGTGAAATAACCGAGGACCTTGTAGCTTTTGGTGTTGGCTTTATCCCTATAGCTGGTTGGCTCGGTAGAGCAGGTCAGGCTGCTAAACTAGCCAAGGCAGGTAAACCTATGTCTACCGCTGGTAGGAGTAAGTTTACCAAGTCTGCTATCGAGTTTGGTACAACCAAGACAGGACAAAAGGCCCTTGGAACTTGGTCCGGGCTAGCTGGATCTACAGCCGCAGGCGCTCTTGGTTATAGCACAGCGGTAGCCAGTGACGGTAGAGCTACGTTATCGGATAACTTTTCAGCCCTTCCTGACTTTCTAAAAACAGAGCAGGACGAGGGCCTGACCGGGCGACAGGAAGCTGGGCGTCGGCTTCGCAACAAACTACGGGTAGGTGTAGAAGATGGTATTTTAAGTGGCGTGTTTGACTTGGGACTAAAGGGTTTGGCTGTAGGGTCTAAAGCTGTAGGTCAAACAGAAGCAGCCGGAGTGGCAGCAAAAGCTCTTCGTGCTGCACCTAGTAAGGTTGGCGGTGCATTTGTAAAAACTTTGGACACTTTAGACAAAGCTACATTTGATGTGGGGGCCGCTCCAAAATTAAAAACGGGCATGGGGGCCGCAACTGATAAGTTTAAAGAATATTTTACAGCCTCTCGTGGCGCAGAAACAAAACTGTATGAAACAATCCAAGACGCCAGAGCCAGAGCGGATTTGTATGAACGACAGGGCATAAAGGCAGCGGAAGACTGGAAAAAAGCAGCTGACTCTTTTTTAAAGTCTGCAAAACTACAAGACAAAACTCCTGTGGATGCAGAAAAGTTGGGATCTGATTTAAACAGTTATTTACTAGGAGCAAACACTGCTCTTGATAAATATAAAGACAAATCCTTAATTAAAGCTGCGGATAAGATGATTGAGGTTAGGTCTGAGTTAGAAGATAGAATTGTAACACAATTAGAAGAAGCAATTGGTTTCAAAACTCCTCTTTCTCCTGAAGACGCACGTTTGCGTGGACAACTAGAAGCTCTGGGTGTTACGGATTTACCCGGAAAACGTACAACAGACACTGCTGACCGCATGATAAATCAAAGGTCAGGTCGGGCGGAACTTCAAGATCCTGTTCTTCCCGGGCAGATAAAAGCTGCTAAAGCTCTCAAAGAGATAACAGACGCTCAAAAAAGTCAAAGAGGGTATCTTCGTAGACTATTTAAAATATACACAAACCCTGTTGAGTTTTATCGTAACTTAGATTTAACATCTAAAGAATTTGATGACGCTGTTTTTGAAGTGGCTAGGAATAATGTTACAGGTAAGGGAAGAGCACCCAACGAAAACGATTTACTGATAGCCAAAGCAACCGTGTATAATACTTTAGGTTTAAGTACTCTTGGTGGTGTGCCCCCAGAGATGGCTTTAAAGGATGCTCTCAAATCTGCAAAGGACGCTGGAAAAGGTAAAGGTTTTGGCCTTCTTGCAAAAGAACGTCCCGTTCTTTCTTCTGTAGATGATATTTTTATTGAGAGAAAAGAAATCTTAGATGCTAGCCCAAGTCTTAGAAAGTTGATGGATGAAATAACAGATCCCATAGATGTATACACAAGAACAATCACAGACACGGCACAAGCTAACGCAGCTGCTGATATGTATGCAGGTATGAGAACACAAGGTTTAGTTTCTAGTTTGTTTGAAGGAGTAGAATCTCTCGTAAAGGGTGGTCGTCCTGCTTTGATCGAGGTTCCTGACGCCGCAGTCATGAGTCCAGAAGAATATGTTGCAGCAATTGCTCCTTACAACAAGATAGCAAAAGAACAAAACATCATCAACGGGCAAGAAAGATTTGCTAAAAATGCAAGTGGCGAGACTGTAGAAAACCCTAACTTTATTAAAGGTCAGGATGTGGTTAACGAACGCATGAACGCTTTAAGCAGAGCAGGTTATGTACAGCTTAAAGACAGTAAAGATATAGAACATGTATTTGGTGGTTCTTACGGAGAACTAACAGGTATGTATGCTTCTCCTGAATCTTACGGCGCTCTTACTGCGCCCTTGAGACTTGGAACAGGAGTTTTAGGTGAATTTGCCGGGATATTATCAGAGCTAAGATCGTTATCTCAAAAAATGACAATTGTTCCAAACCCGGGTGCACAGGTCCGTAACATTGTAGGCAACGCAGGTATGCTTGCCGGAAACGCAAACCTTGGACGTGACACAGATTTTTTTGATATGTTTAAGATTTTTACATCAAGTTTAGATAACATAGACGAAGCAGGTTTAACTCGCCTAGCTAGAAAAATTTCATTAACAGGTGTAGCCGATACCAGTTTGGTTACCAGAGCACTTCAAGAATTTAGAAACGCTGGTAAAGATCTAACAGTAACTGGTAAATTTGCTAACAAAATAGATTTTTACGAAAAAAGAATGATTCCTTTTATGAGGATTTTTGAAAAGATTTATGGAGAATCAGATACTTTTTTCAAAGGATTGGCTTTACTTGGGGAGGAAAAGAAAATCCGAAACGCATTAAGTTCAGCAAAACTTAAAGACGATCCTAGAGTTTTTCAAATAATGAAAGAAAACGGATTAGTAAAGCGAGACCCCGGTTCTACAAAATTAACCGAAGGGCTAGATTTTGTAGAAGTAATCGCTGGTGACGTCGTGAAAGATACTATGCCAATTTATCCTCGTGTCGGAAAACTTGTAAGATCCATAGACATGGTTCCCCTCTTCGGTAATTTTACATCGTTTGCTTCTGAAAACATTCGTAACTCTGTAAACATTATGAATCGCGGCCTAAAAGAAATGGCTTTCGAAATCTCTCCTGCAATGCGTAGCGAAATAGGAGATGTCGCGGCGGACGAGTTAACTCGTCAATTCAGAGCGATGGGCGCACAACGTCTCATGTCATACTATGCCGTAGCTAGCATGATACCAAGAAGCATGGTTCGTGCGTCCATGATAGCAACAGGAACCACAGACGAACAAATGGCTGCACTCCAAGAGCAACTACCAAAATACATGGACGGACACGACACCCCGATTTTAAGTAATGACGGAAAAGGAAAGATAGACTACATCGATCTAAGCTATGTTAGTCCCTACGCTTTTGTTGTTGACCCAATTAGGGCAGCATTACAGACCTATCATCGAAAGGGTAAGTTGGACAAAAGTGAAGCTGAAAAAATTGCCAGTGGAGTATTTCGAGGACTGGAGATGTTTGCAGAACCGTTTGGTCAGGAATCCATGATCTACGAACGTCTTAGAGATGTATTACCAAAATCAGAAATTTTTGGTTTTGGTGTTGGTCGAGGTGGTAAGACTTCCACGGGCGCTGACGTATATGCCGATACAGATCCATTAGGAGAACAAGTTGGTGAGGGTCTTGGTCACATGATGAACGGACTTATTCCAGAGTACGTTCGCCTTGTAGGCACAGTAGAAAATCCTCTTAAAGCAGAGTTTGAACCGGGCCGTGTCTATAGATCGGTTACCGGGTTGCCCGGAAAACGCGGTGAAGAATACAATCCGTTCAAGGAAGGTGCTCGTTTGATTACTGGGTTTACCCCTATGACGGTAGATCTTAAAAATGATTTTGCATTTAAGGGTCTTGAGTATGGTCCTAGAAGAACAGACGCGAAACAGTCCGCCTCAAAGGTAATGAAGAGAGCAGACGCTTCGATGGAAGACATGACTAAAGCATGGGCCAAGTATCTGGACAATCTGTACAGAGAGCAATCTCGGCTATATGTAGACATTCAAGCTGCCAGAGAGCTTGGGTTATCTGATTCGGAGATACGAAAAAATTTAATAAACAAAGCAAACCTTAGTCGTAAAGAAGTTGGAGCGATTATGGATGGTCGATTTTTTCCAACAACAGCTAGTCGAGAACTAGCCAAAGACATTAACGCGATGAGAAACGCAGAAGGGCGTATTTCTGTAGAGAATGACATTTCTTTTGAGGACTTTAACCGTATGTCTTCGGAAAGAATTAACGAGCCTCTTGCTATATCTGACCCATCGGAAGAAAGACCAGTGGCTCCTTTACCTTCGTCTCTTCCCCCGGGATTTAATCTGGATCCTGTTCAGGCACCTACACCTGCACCCGCTCCATCTTCCTTGCCCCCGGGATTTACTTTAGATCCTTTGAGTTCTCTACCCGCACCACAGCTTCCGCAACCAACGCAAACAGCGTCGGCTAAAGTTAATCCGATTGTCTTAGGAAATGACCCGGCTACACAAGCTCTGGCAAATGCTCTAGGTAGGACCTAGCCAACTTCACCCCAGTTATCGCCAAGTTCATCGTCTACTTTAGAGGGGACTTTCAAGACATCCGACAACCCGTTTTCCATTATGTGCTTGATGTTGTGCGCTTGATCGTCGCCCTCTACTGAGAAGCATAACTCATCATGCACCGTAAGCAAAGGAATAAGTCCCTCTTTGTAGCAATCAGCCATAGCTTTTTTTGTTTGGTCGGCTGCTGAACCCTGAATCAATTTGTTCAACGCCTTGTAAGTAAACGCCCTTTTCAGATTGTTTATGTTGCCATACTCTTTCTTGGCCTCTTCGAGAGGATACGGTTTATTGTAACCAAACGTCTTCGGCTCCCACAGATGAAACCTGCACTTACGTCCAAGCAACGTGCGTATCTGACCTTGCTCCTCGGCTCTCTGGCTAGCGATACTGGCTAGCTGCTTAACGAAAGGAACGTTTGTCCTGTGCTGCTCGATCAAGTTCTTGGCTTCATCAGTCGATATATCCAACTGCGCTGCTAGCTTGCCCACGCCCATGCCATACATGATACCAAGGTTAACTGTCTTGGCTTCCTTGCGTTTGATGTTTGCCAGATCTGCTACCATCTGGTGCAGATCCACATCTCCCTTGTGGTATTCTTCTACGATTGTATCGACCACCGGGTGCCGCATACTGTCTGGCATGCTTGCTGCAAAGTGTACCAACAACCTTGGCTCTTGGCTCGAGTAGTCAAACGACCCCCACTTCTGTCCCTCTTCAGGGATAAACAAGCCACGGATCATCCTCTTGATGTCTGGGTCTCGAGCAGGAATCTGCTGTAGGTTTGGGTTGGATGACGAAAATCGCCCGGTTACAGTGCCACCGTCATCGGATCGAAGCTGATGGAATTCTGTGTGTATCCGTCCGTTCTTCTCGTGCCGTAGGATCGAGTCGATAAACGTGCTGTCTGCCTTGTCGAACTCGCGCAGCTTCACAATCATCTGGCATACTTCGTGCGGATGGTTGTTTAGATACTGCTTGGTGAACGACGGTGCCCCGGCCTCAGTGGTTGGGTATTCTAAATTCAAAGCCTCGAAGACCTGTAGCACAGATGCTCCGGCCCATGGCTCGATCTCCACGCCTGTCTTGCGCTTGATCTCCTTCTTTAGTTCTTTGACCTTGGCCCTCAGTTCCTCTCGAACTACGTCTGCTTTGTCCAGATCGACACGCACACCACGTTCTCGCATGTCCACCATCAACGGAATCAAGCTTGTCTCTAGTTCGAAAATGTGGTTGAGGTCCTGTGACGAGATCTCGATGCCAAGCCGCTCCCAGAGTTTGAGCGTCATGACAGCGTCCTGCTCTGCGTAGGCACCGACAAACTTCGGAGGCAGTTTCCACATGTCTGCTTTGGGGTCGATGCCCCAGTCTTTGGCTGCTGCGCGGAGCATTCTCTCGTCTTTCCGCATGTCAATGTAGTCACGTCCTAGGTTGTTTAGGCTGTAGGAGAACCTGTTCTCGTCCACCAGTGGGGCTGCAACCATTGTATCGATAATCCTACCCTCTACCTTTACCCCCTCTGCACGGAGCCATCCTGCGTCGTAGGTGGCGTTGTGCATAACCTTGTCAATGTTTGGAGTCGCCATCTGCTTCTTGAGCCACTTCATTGTCATCGTTGGATCTAAATTGTGACCGTTCTGGTGCCGGATCGGGAAGTATCCCTGATAATCCCCGGCTGCTACAGCTATACCCACGATGTTACCGTCGTCTCTTGCCCACCCCGGGCCAAGCGTTTGGATGTTTGGATCCCGAGTCTCGAGATCTACAGCAATTGTTTTGTACTGCGTTAGATCAGGAAACTCTGTGGGTATGTTCCAATCAGGATCTAGTGACTCCCCAAGCTCCATCCGTGCCAGTAGGTCAACTGTCTTTTTATCTTTTCTGTCTCTTGCCATTAAAAATATCTAACCTTTTCTCGATATCTGCCTCGTTTTCACAGCACTCTGCTCCTAGTGCTGCATATCCGGCTATGTCCATCCAACTATCCTCGCTATCGAGCGAGTTCAAAAGTCGGGCCATCTTTAGCCAAA